TCTGCTTGTATGTCACTGGGTTTAATGGGTGGCACAATGTATGCAGGTTATCATTTTTGGATGGCTGAACTTTTACTGCTTGATGTTTTATTCCCTACAGTAGCGGCCTTTGTTGTATTCACTCATGCTACATTTAATAGATTCTATGTCACATACAAGTTAAAAGAATTGATTAAAGGTCAATTTGGCACTTACCTATCTCCAGATATGGTCTATATGTTACAGAAAGATCCCTCACTATTAGCACTCGGTGGTGAAAGAAAAGAGATGTCATTCTTGTTTATGGACATTTGTGGGTTCACTCCCATCAGCGAATACTATAAGAACAAAGACGACCCCGAAGGATTGGTGCTATTGGTTAATGAATTCTTAGATGCTATGACTAAAATCATACTAAACAACGGTGGTACTATAGACAAATATATGGGCGACTGTGTTATGGCGTTCTGGAATGCTCCAATAGCATGCGATAACCATGCAGAGATGGCAGTTAAATCATCAATAGAGATAGAGGCAAAGACGAATGAACTTAAAACGATATACCAAGAGAGGGGACTTCCAGATATTAATGTAGGTACTGGTGTTAATACGGGTGATTGTATTGTTGGGAATATGGGCAGTGAGTCGAGATTTGATTACTCTGTTATAGGCGATGCTGTTAACCTTGCAGCAAGACTAGAGGCTACCGCCGCTAGGGGTGAGTACATAGAGTACAAAACAATCATATCATCTTTCACTAGAGACCAACTTCCAGAGAGCTATATATGCGAAGAGATTGGTAATATCAAGGTAAAAGGTAAAGATGAACTTATAACCATATATGCTCCTAGGTTATAATGTTATTCCAAAATGTTCTAAGAAAGGTGTTGACCAAAGGCGTATATAGTAGTATAATATATACATATTAACCGATCAGAGAGAAGAACATGGGATACTATACTTACACAGAGAAACCTATCGGAAACTTCATTGAGAAGGACTGCGGTAACAACTTTGAATATAGTCTGAACGAAGAGCAGGACGCCTACTCTCTTAGCTTGATAGAAAATTACCCCCACAAGGTATGGGTTGGTGGTGAACGAATCGGCGGAGACACCGGGTGGCGGTATGCTAACGTCAAGAAAACAGTGGCCTATGTGATTGTAGATGAAGATGAAGGCGGCCCGATACTGGAGCGTTGGTTCTTAAAAAAGAATGATGCATACGCAATATAGTGTTGACACTGGCGTTCGTTAGTAGTATAATAGTTAAACTTTAAACAGTTAGGAGATTTACAAGTGATAGTATTTATTGGTGATTTTGTTCGACTAAACGACACAGATAACTGGCTCGAAGTTACTGACATTGAGCCGTATGATATTTGTGTACTGCAAAACGGTATCCGAGTATGTGCATCAGACGAATATATTGCAGAAGCTAAGAGCAGTAACGAGTTTATGCAAATCAAGACAAACAATACTGTATCCGGCCCTTGGCCGCGGGGCCACTAACAAGGAAAAGACTATGCCCATGTTGATTATAACCGGCCAGATAAAAGGAAAGGCTTCCGGACTTATAGACTTGTATGTATACAACCTATGTAAGGAATTGGGTATAAACCGGATGCATCGAAAACTCATTGAACTCAACTTTGTTACAGACTTAGACGGCCTGATTGGTGATGCTTGGGTTGATGAAAAAGAAGGATTTGCCCAGATCAATATTGCCCGTAAATGCGAAGATGAGAAATTGGATTATGCTGATATGATGGAGACTCTAGCTCATGAAATGGTTCATGTGAAACAGTTCTTCCGAAAAGAATTAGATGTATCTAGCGCGAATAGTGTATGGAAGTGGAAAGGCCGCAACGCTGGTGGTTACAAGTATGAGAACCAACCATGGGAACTCGAGGCATACCGTAGACAGGCTGACTTATACCAAAAATGTTGGCCCCTATAACTAAATGTTCTAAAAATAAATGAAGAACGTGTTGACACAAAGTATAAGCTGTAGTATAATATACCCATATTAAGAAATAAAGATAAGGAATTAAATTATGAAGATTTATATGAACGTACTAAAGGGTATTATCGTGGGAATTATTGTAGGAGTTGCAGCAATTTCTGCAATATCATTTGCAACTGACATTCCAGAAGTTCATACAAGTTACTCATCTGGTGAGTGTGTTAAGGTGGTTAACTTTATCGAGTCTGACAAGTATACTTGCGAGAACTTTCCACACCGTTATAACCGAGTATGGGTCAAATAGATGATTAGAATTCTTAAAGAAGTAACCGACTGGGGTACCGATGATGTTTCTAATGGTACTTACTATGTAAACGAACAAGGTCAATTAGTTGCTTATATGCCCAAAGGTGGTGCTTATAAAGAATTCACCAAACCAATGAAACAGTTTTCTACATCACGTAGGAAGTTCAAAGAGCTAGGAACCATTGATGATGATGAAGACTGCGGCACACCAGTAAAAGGTTCTAAGGGTAACACATACTATGTTAAAGATGAGAAGTGCTCATGTCCTGGTTTTAAATTCCGACATAAATGCAAACACATATTAGAGGCCGCTGCATGAACACCAGTTTATCTTATTGCGATTATATCGCCCATACCGTGGTTAAACCTGCACTGAATGGAGATGTTGAAGACCGTGATGGCCCTTTATCTACGGTAAGTAAAATAGGCAATGATCTAGCTAAAGACGGTTGGGTCCTGAAGACCACTAAGAGAACTATTGATGTAACCGATGTAAATGGCAGAGAGTATAGAATTACTATTGAAGATATCACAAAAATAATTTCAGAAAAGTGTTGACAAACTGGTAGAACCATAGTATAATATACCCATATTAAATAATAAGGATTTAAATTATGAATAGAATTGAAATGATCAAAGCGGCCGCAGAGAAGGGCGAAATTAGAAAAGCAATTGGAAATGTTGCTATCAGAAAGAAGTCTATCAAAGAAGAAATGAAGCTTCACAAGAAATTGACCAGGGCAATGAAAAAGGCTGGCCATCAAGCCCCATCAAGTTTGGAAGCATTTAGGCCAGAGGTTATGTACTACTCTGACAAAGAAACCCAAGACTTTATTGCGGGTAGTTCCATAATGGAAACATATGAAGCTATGAGAAGTCAAGACGACTATTAAGAAAACACCAAAGAAAGATGGAGAATAACAATGAAGTCTACCTATATGGAAGTATCTTCCTATCAAGAAAAAAATCTCAAAGCAACTGTTTTGAGGACGTCGGGCCTAGCAAAGAATTACTATGGATGTAAGTTTTACATAGATGATAGCTCTTTAGGTATTGAATGGTACGAAAATAAGAACGTACAGTACGCAGAAGATGCCGCAGAGAATTACGTACTTGGTGTAAAGAAATATCCAGCCTAAGTTCAGTTAACCCCCTGATGATGAGTTTCTGCTCCTAGGGGGTTGACACATCAATAAAAATGTAGTATAATATACACATACTACATACGGAGTAAGTTATGGTAAGTAAAACATTAGAGAAGGCCAGAGTAAAAGGCCGCAAGAACAGAGTCACTATTGATGACCAGTATATGGGACCTGAACCATGGTGGGATAAAAATACACCACCGCCGACAGATGCATCAGCTCGGTCAGAAGCATGGACTCGTGGTGCTCAATGGTATAATTACTATTCAAAACCAAAAGACTATACTGGGACTACTTTAAAGTATGCCAAAGAAGTATTGAACTTTGATAAAGAACAAATCAATGCTCTCAAGACACTCTCCGATTGGGAATTAAATTATGGTGTAGGAGCTATAACCAAACTATACTTTCGTGGGTGGAACCATGAAGATATCTACCTAGAAAGAGTTTCAGAACATTTAAATGCAATGGTTATTGCGGGTAAAGAAGTTGCTATAGAAAAGAAAGTAGTTGCAGCTGATGCACCGGCCTTTATAAGTCCCGCAAAAAGATCCTACAATAACATGATGGAGACCATTCACGCAGACTGGTCCGATATTGTAATTGACTCTTGGATGGTAGGCGACTTTAAACCAGAATTTAATGTGTACGACCTATGGAAAAAACATGGCCTTAAAAGTAATGTGATCAATGCATTCAAGGCCAAGATTCAATTTGAATATGACTTAGTGTTCGATGCTTATAACAAGACGTGTGAGCAAGCGGTTGAAGCATACTCTCATATATCCCCAAGACGTCAGAAGAAGATGCTGAACCTAATGGATGGTATCTTTGCTGACCTAGAGAAGTTGAAGACCAGTTTCAAAGCTGTTAAGATACCTAGAGCTAAGAAACCTAAATCAACCGATCTACAAGTTGCCAAGTTACATTACTTGCAGGAACATATCGAGTCCAAAGTCACTTCTATTAATCCAGTATTGATACCGACTAAAGAGATGTTATGGGTCTACAACACTAAACAGAAGGCGCTAACACAGTATGTAACTACGTCTACTACGGGTTTTGAGATAAGGGGTAGTACCATTAAGAACTTTGATGATACCCTATCCAAAACATCTAGGTTACGAAAGCCTCAGGATGTATTACCCGAAATATTAAAACTCACCCCCAAACAGATAGACAAGAGAGTCTGGGATAAACTCACCACTAAGATAAGTGTGCCAAACGGTCGGATCAATAAAGACTGCGTACTACTTAGGGTAATATAAGGAACATATGATTGAACAAAAGATTATGACGAGGAAGAGGTTTTCTACCGCGGTAGAAGGACTTGTTGCAAAGAGTAGGGATCTGTCTTATATAGAGGCAGCTGCTTACATCATAGAAGAACGAGGAATGGATTTTAAAAGTTTAAATAGACTTTTATCTGAATCCCTTAAACAAAAAATCGAAGCGGAAGCTACAGATTTAAACCTGCTTAGAATTAAGCAAACTAATAAACTACCCCTATAGGAAAATATTATGACTAATGTGATTATACCTTCATCAGCCGTTGACAAGAAGCGCATCAAGGATTGTGTTATTGAGATCAGTAATGCTAAAACCCAGATGGAAGCACAACGTGACTTCATTAGAGAAGCCATTAATTCTTGTGTAGATGAAGTTGAAGTTGATAAGAAGCATCTTAAAAAGATGGCAGATATCTACCACAAACAAAACTTACTAGAAGTAGTAGGCGCGGTAGAAGATGTTGAAGCCTTATACGAGAGCGTTATGGCGTAATGATGGACCCTTTTGATTCTTATAAGTTATATAACGCACTCAAGCTTCACTTTGAAACTGACGGGTACGATGCAATCAAATATAATTATAAATCAAATGTGTCTGCTCAATCCTTTTTTAAGAGAAGGGATAAGTACTTCTTTGCTAAAGTTGCAAAGAACTATGAGAAGGATTTGTTAACATACTTTGTATCCAACTTCAAAAATGGAGTTGGGTATGTAGGTGATATGATTAATGAAGACGGACAAAGGAATTATTTAGATCATAAGAGAATACATGAATCAATACACCGTGTATTCTCAATTGATATAAATAGGATTAATGAACAGGGTTTGATGTTTGATCAGAACTTTAAGAGTGAAGACGGACAACT